ATACCTGAAGAGCTTGATAAGAGTGTTGAAGATATAAAAACATTTCTATTGAGTAATATAAGTGACGAATATGATAAAACACAGGGAAGTTTTGTCTGGGATATACTCTCGGCAGTTGCAATAGAGCAAGGGGAAATATATATCAATTTGCAAGAAATACTTAAACGAGCATTCGTGCAGTCAAGTTATGGAGAATATTTGGATTTATTGGGGCAACATTTTGGAATAGAGAGAAATAAGGCAACAAAAGCAACAGGATATTTAAAAATAAATGGGGCAGAAGGAACAATAATACCCGCCGGAGCGAGGTTTTCTACAATAGGAGATGATTACACTTCTCCGATCGAGTATGAAACACTTGAGGAAGTAGTAATCGGGAGCAGTGGTGAGGCGGTAGTGACCATCCAAGCGGTAGAAGCTGGGAAAAATGGAAATGTTCCAGCAAAAGCGATAACCTTACCATCTCAGTATATATCAGGTTTATCAGCAGTCTACAATGAAACTCCTACCTCCGGGGGGACTGATGACGAGGACGATGATTCATATAGAAATAGAATATTGAATTCTATACAGAAGATACGAACTGGAGGAAACATAAACGACTATATCTCATGGGCGATGGAGGTAGACGGAGTCGGGAAAGTGCAGGTTATTCCAAACAAATACGGAAACGGCACCGTTGGGGTTTTAATCATAGACAGCAACTACGATTTACCCTCTCCTACACTTATAGATGAGGTGCAAAATTATATTCAACCACGCTTGAAGTACAGGAAAGAAGCGGAAAGTTTCGTAATAAGTGGATATGGGGTAAGTATCGTAGATTTGGAAGATGACAATATACAGAGTATAAAAATGATTTACGAAGCGCAAGGTAATGGAAAAATCAGTCTTCCATTTGATTTTCTTGTGAATAAGGGAGTATGGGGAGCGAAAATAAGAGTAAAAGTGAATGATAATTCTTCTAATAGCAATCTTTTAAAAATATCTTTTATAGACAGCAATGGCAATATAGCGAAAAGAAGTCCGTTGGGGATAGATGCAGTCTATATCTATAGGGCGAGCGATTTAAATAATTATTTTGATTACGTAGATGTCTCATTTTTCAATGATAAAGTTTACTCACTAATAATCGAGAGACTTGCAGAAGACACAACTACAGAAGTTTATGTTGATTTTGTAGACATTTATTCTAAGTTCGGTGTTGCAACAGAAACAGCAAAAGCTCCTATCGGGGCAAGTGTATATGTTGAGGCTCCGGAGGGGGTGAGTATAAATATCTCATGCAGGTTTATTCTGAAGAGTGGAGTAAATATAGAAGATATCAAGCAAAAAGCAATAGAAAAAATTAAGCAATATTTTAAAGAGATATCACTCGAGGGGATAGAAGTTTCTTACCAATACGTCGGAGCTCTACTTCTCGGGATAAACGGGGTATATGATGTGAAGGATTTACGACTAAACGGTGGTGTTGGAAATATAGAAATCAATAAATATCAGATACCTATACTAAACGCATTGGAGGTGACTACATGATTGAAATATCAAACGAGGCATATCACGAACTTGTTATTTATGCAGTAAATAATTGGAGAGGATTAATACTGCTTTCTGATAACTATGGAATAATAACAAGCATAGATTTATTAACTGATACAAGAGTGAGCAGGGATATAATGTTCAACAAGGTTTATTACACAATAGCACTTTCAGGTGGAGATGGTGATTTGTTAGGAAAGCTTCCTTTTAATGTCAGATATTTACAAGTTCTCAACCCGAAAACACAAAATATAGTTTTTGTCTATGATTTGGGTAATACATATAAGATTGAAGATAAAAGAGACACTTTAACGATAAATTTCGTTATAAGTATTCCATATTTAAGAGAGGTGATTGGAATTGATTAGAAAAATAGTAACTGACGGGCTTGTAGGATACTGGCATCCTGCACGGGCAGATTATTTCTCAGAGGGAAGAAACAGTAATATGACAAACGTATTAAAGGATTTAAGCGGAAATCTAATCGACGGGACTTTACAAAATTTCGATTATACTGATAAATCCGGATGGGTTGGGGAGGGAACCCTCGACAATCCATTCGGACTGAGATTAAACGGCAATGGCCTCAAGGATTGGGTAGACTTAGGAACGGGACTGCAGTATACAACGCATACTATAGAAGCATGGGTTAAAGTAGATAGCGATACACAAGTAAACGGTTGCATTTTCTCAAAGTATGGAAACTATTATGGGGCATCAAGGGGTTTCGGAATATCGATAGGGGAAGGAGGAGTATTGAGATATAATGCACAGGTAGGTTCTGGAACCCCAGCGGTTTTTGATGGAAATAAGGTTATTACTGACGGGAAAATATATCACGTAGCAGTAACATCAAATTTAGGAACGAATAATGTAGTGAAACTATATGTAAATGGGATCTTAGATAAATCAGGTTCTCCGGGAATGGTCAGTGACTGGGCAACAAATCCACGCGTTAAAATCGGCAGTTCTGATTATTATCCGTCGCTATTTTTTAAGGGAACAATTTATGCAATAAGGCTTTACAATCGTGTTTTAAGCGATGTAGAGGTTTTTCAAAATTATTCGGTAGGTTATTTATGGTTCAATATTCTAAACACCGGTATAATTACTCAAGCAGGATATAACGATATTTTAAATTACCTAAAAACTAATTGGAAATATATAGAAATCCTTGACGAATACATGGCTCCAATAACGATAGTGCAGGTAGATGGCAATAATATTTCTTATGAGTTAGTTCCAGGATATAACAAATTAACACTGAAAATAAAATTTAATTCTACATTAATCACTAATCTTCCTAAAACGGTATCAGGAATAAAAATTTACAAAGACGCAACTGGCGGGGATGCTGTATATCAAGCAACATTCGAGGATATAATATTGCAGACTTCTGAAGATGAGGCATATGCATATTGTGACATAAATATAACAGGAGGATAAGATGGGAGCACCTAAAATTGTAAAAGACAAGTTAATACTTTGGATAGATGCGAGTAAGGTAGATTTAAATGGTCCCGGAAGCAATACTCTTCCAACAACAAAATGGGAAAATATTGCTGGAATTCCAGCTGACGGGGTATTGAACAACTTTAATTTTACTAACCCAGTGTGGGTTGGAAGTGGAACCCCGGAGGACCCATATCGGCTAAGGGCAAATGTTAATGCTACTAACAATTTTATAAGCTGGGACGGATTTAGATATCGTATGAAGTTCACAAATTCGCAACAATGGACAGTGGAGGCATGGATAATAATAAATAATTTACCGAGCTCGTGGTCTTCTATTATTTACCGCCCCGTTATTGGAACTGATAGCTATATAAGTTGGGTCTTTGGTATAAATAGTGAAGGGAAAGCCTTTGTTCAAAAAAGTTTAAATGCGGTTTATTCTTCTAATAGTCTAAATATCGGGAAAATATATCATGTTGTAGGTGTTTTCGATAAAAAAGGATATGTATATATAAATGGTGTTCTTTCTGGGAGTGGAGATTTAGATATAGAACCTACTTATACATATAACGAATACTATGTAGTAAGTTTAGTTAGACAGCTCGATAATCCTATAGGGCTCTCGGCTGACTTGATTGCATTAAGGGTTTATGGTAAAGCTTTAACTTCAGACGAGGTGCAGCAGAACTATAATGCAGGATATATTGGGAAAGATTATTATAATAAAACTCAGATTACAACAACAGCAATAACGAAGTTCTCGAATTATGTAGCAAGTGTAAATTATGCTTCTCATATAGAGCTTTACGACGCAAACGGCTTAAAGATTAATACGCTCGCAATTGACGGAAGTAAGGTTTACTGGACAGACACAATAAACGGAAAAACTTTAACTTGTAAAATATCTGGAAGTGATATGAATTATCTACCTCAAACACTATCTACAATTCGTTTAGTCGATGGCGCAACGAACGGAAATACACTAGCAATATCAAGAGTAAAACCGGTTACATTTAATAATGCTACTGATGAATATAGATTTTATATACAATTCACATTTAAGGGATAAAAATGGCAGTAAAGCAGGTAGTTTTTGTAAATACAGATATAAAAACGAGCACAGAAGTAAACTCAACGTCGCTCTCAGGAGCTAAAGATATAGCGACAACTGCAGATATCTTTATTCTCACAGAAGTAGGAGAAGCAAGTTTTAATGATTACAAAATAAATTTTGATGTATATGCCAAAAATATCGGAGTAGAAGCATCAGCAACCCTCAAAACTGCGATTGAATACCTTTTAGACGATTTGTTAAGATACCTTCCTAAATATGAAAGAAAATCAAAACTAATAAAGGAAATTCTTGATTCTGCAGCTAAAGAGCTTTTAAACACGAAAAAAGGATTAGATGATTTACAAAAGCAATTTTTCGTTAGCACAGCAACATGGGGGCTTGATATTTGGGAGGAGATGCTCGGTCTACAAAAGGTAGAGCTTTCAGAAGAAGAAAGAAGACAGAGAATATTTAATAAACTTTTAAGTAACACTGTTGCAACTAAATATTTTGTGGAAAAATATCTAAAAAATATAACCGGAAAAGATATCGTGGTTTATGAAGATTTTGACAATTACTCAATATTAATTCCGAATTGGGAAGATGGGATACCTTCAAATGTATTACAAATTGTATACCCATTGCGTGAGTTCATACCCGCGCATTTAAGGATAATATTTGAATATAGAACATGGGACTGGCTCGATAGCAAAAATTGGACGTGGGATTATTTAGAAGGATTAGGACTGACCTGGAACGAATTAGAGGAGGTAGACGAAATTGGGTAATACTCCGAAGTGGAATTTAAAAAAGTTTGAAGGAAACGATTTAATCAAAAGACAGGATTTTAACGACAACTGGGACAAGATAGATACAGGAGCGACAACACTTGATAACAAAATAGATAGTATAAATTCTACGTTGACGAATAAAACGAATACAATAGAGACAAATTTAAATACTCATATAAACGATAAAAATAATCCGCACGTAGTGACTGCTGAGCAGGTTGGAGCTGTAAAGACCTCTGGGGGGACAATAACCGGCGACTTGCAATTACTAGCAAGATTATTAGTTGGAAATAATGCTAATATTCAAGAAGTAAATAACGTTTTATATATCACTTACAACGCCTTTTATGATGGTTCCGCTTGGAGAAAAAACACCATAACCGATTTGAGTATCGGGATAAGATTAAACATTGACGGCACTTTTGAATACCTATATTCCCCCGCAAACCAAAATCCGATTATATGGAGTAATTACACTATCTGGAATTCGAGGCAACAAGGGCATGGATCTGGACTTGATGCTGATACAGTGGACGGAAAACATTATGAGGATATGAGGGGATATAGCTACGAGACACAAGGGTATTGTAGGAGCGGACAAGAAGTGGTGGTAAACTATACTGATTACAAAGTTAGTTTAATCCCATTTGTTAGTAAATTTCCCAATCCAAATATACCTTATTTACCCGCGCCAACAGGGATAACGGTTTCCGGGGGGACAAGCTCATCGAATAATACATATATAATCGTAAAGGCAATATCGGGGACGAATTTAGGAGAAGCTTCTGAGGTTATTACATATACAAATAGAGTGGCAACAATAGATTATCCTATCGCAGTTTCGTTTAATCCGGTTGTAAATACGACGGCATACAGAATATATGGAAACATTGGGACTACAACACCATCTACATGGAATTTAATAACTGAAACAACAAATACAACATTTGAATTTTCGAGTATTCCTAACAATGCCCAAGATCCTTTTACATTTACAGTTGCAAATCAGAGATTAAGGCTTGATTACACAAAAACAGCAAACGGATTTATTCCCTACATGGAAAATTATCGTGTTTCATCATCAACATCAAAAACAATAAATCAAAATGTGACTCCCGGAAATATTTACACAATAAGCACATCTCCTGATTCGACTACATCATTAATTTTAAAGTGTTACATGAATTTTACGATAAACTGGTCAGGTTTCTCTGGAAATTGCTCATGGGGAATTAGTTTCAAGGTTCAATGGAGAAAGCAAGGTGGAAGCTGGATAGATACTAAAACATATTCATATTCTGAAACATGGGGTTCACAAACTTTTGGAGGAAGCAAAAGTTATCACATATTGCAAGCCCTCAGTCTCTACAACTTAGACAGCGATATCTATGAATTGCAAATATACGATATTACGGTATGGAAAAACAATGATAATTTCTGGTTTACTAACGTAGCGATAAATGTAGACACTTTGACATATAGAGTAGATGAAAAGGTAGAGGAATATAACGGAATCTATCAAATATTTACTAAATGAAAGGAGATGTAAAAATGAATGATGACAGAATAATTGATATCATATCTACAATAAGAAGACACGAAGAGAGCATCGAAAATCTGGAAAAATGGCAAGCAAAACAAAACGGGAAGCTTGATGATATCGAGAAAAAACTTGAAAGTATTAAAAATCTACTTATCGCAACACTATTCAGCATCATCTCCTCGCTAATTATTTTCATCTTAAATATGATGTCGAGGGGAATGAAATGAAGGAAACTTTTGAGAAGGCTCTTCAATTCGTTTTGAAATGGGAGGGTGGATATAGCAACAATCCGAACGACCCCGGGGGGCTGACCATCTACGGGATTTCTCAAAGGTCATATCCGAACGAGGTTGCAAAGATGGACAAGCTCTGGAAGCAAGGGAAAAAACAAGAAGCTCTCAATATTGCGAAGGAAATATACAAGAAAAACTACTGGGATAAAATAAAGGGGGACGAACTTCCATTTCCGCTTGATTTTATCGCTTTTGATACTGCTGTGAATATGGGCGTTGGAGCTTGTCAACAGCTACTTTCTCAGGCAAACGGAGACTGGAAATATTTATTATTTTTGCGGCTTTTGAGGTATATCAGAATTGCGACGGTGAATACTAAACTTGCAGTTTTTTTGCAGGGTTGGGCAAATAGAGTTTCAGATTTAAACGAGACAATAAGAAAAGAGACTAAATAAATGTTAGGAAAGCTAACTAAAATATAAGGAGGGGACAAAATGGATTTACTAGAGAAAATTAAAAAGGAACTACCGAAATATCGTATTACCTTTGGGTCAATATCTATATTACCTTTTTATCTCAAATTGGATATTTGGTATCTTCCGCTCGAAAAAAAAGTCGGCGAAGTAATAGGTAAATTCGGGAATGTCGAAGGTTATATAGATATAGTAGATCCGGGGCTGCATATCGAGTTTAAAAATGGTGAATGGAAGGCAGAAGCAAAATACATTTTTTAAGGAGGTGATACTTTGACAAACGAGCAAGCGATAGCGACAATAATAGGATTTTTCGTGCCTTTCGTGGTTTCGTGGATAAAGAAAAAGTATTGGAGCTTCGAAAAAAAAGTTTTAATAGTTTGGATTATCTCGTTTATTTTCGCATTTTTGAATACCTTATTTACAAATCAACTCTCATTAAGCCTAGATAAGATTTTAATTGATTTAGCAATAATTATCGGAGTATCACAAACTTTTTATTCAATGCTCTATGAGAAAATATTCGAGAAAAAAGAGGGCGGACAGTAGTTCCGCCCCCAAGTCTGATAATTTCGATAATCTCATTGGTTGGATAGCTAACGAATTTATAAAATCGGTTATCGATGGCTACGAATTAGGCATATCAATCGAAGATATTGCAAAAGAATGGGAAGTTCCGGAGGAGGCTGTTATTCAAATTCTAGTAAATAGTGGGATAAAAATAAAGGAGAAAGAGTGAAATATATACCAATCGAGTTTGGCGATGACGTGATGGAAATAAAGATAGCTCCTATATCTGACCTGCACGTCGGAAGCCCTGACTTTGATGAGAAGTTAGCTAACAAATTTTTGAGGGATTTATACAATCAGGGGGCTTATTTTATTCTTTTAGGAGATCTTATGAATGCTAATATAAAGAATTCAAAAGGCGACGTATATAATGAATTGCTTAATCCGCAACAACAACTCGATGCACTTGTGAACATTTTTGGAGAATACAAGGAAAGAATTTTAGGAATAGTATCGGGAAATCACGAATTGAGGATTGAGCGAGAAGTAGGAGTAGATATAATGAATGTATTTGCACAGCTTATCGGGAAGCAAGATGTATATGATAAAGATGTAATCTTTTTGAATATAAGATTTGGAAAACTTTACATGAATAACAAAAAAGCAAGTTATCACATTTTAGCATTGCACGGGTGGACGAATGCAAGAACCGTCGGGGGAAAGTTTAATCCCCTCTATTCATTGAGAAATATAGCACTCGCCGATTGCTATATCTTAGCTCACACGCATTTTCAAGGGGTCTTTAAGGACGGATATGTTCTCCCAGAACCGAAAAATAAAAAGACGCTTGAGATAGAGCAGATATTTGTAAATTCCGGAAGCTTTCAGAGATGGGCGAGCTACGTTCAGAGAACAGGAAGAACAATCCCGGTTTTAGGTTCCCCGATTTTATTTCTTCGTGGAGATATTAAAAATGTGAGGGTGCTGATATAAAGAAAAAGCTTCTAAGATATATAGTCTCTGAATTTCTTCTTATGCACTCAAGGCTTTAAATCCGCCTATATAATCACATAATTATTTAATCAAAAAGTAAAAGATAAAATTACTTAAACATACTTGACAAAATCTTATAAATTTTGTATTATGATTAAAAATTTTAAAAGAAGGGAGGGTTATATATGCAAGAAAGAGAAAAAATGTTGACAGTAAAAGAGGTTTCAGAGATGTTAGGTGTAAGTAGGAATACTATCTATGCATGGATCAAGGAAGGAAGAATAAAAGCACTACAATTTAAAAGAATTATAAGAATTCCAGAAGGGGAGATAAAAAGTTTTAAAAATACATCATGGACAAAAACTTAATAAAGGGGGTGTAAAATGATTAGAGGAAAAGTTTTAGAGGCTTTGTTATCTCAAAGGGCTCAAAGGATCCTAAAAGATTTCGGTTATGAAGAAAATATTAAGGAGGTGGAGATCAATGACTTTGAAGGAGAGAATTTTCAGGATCGTCGAGTTAAAAGAGAAGATAAAAGAAATGAAAAAGGGATTAACACTTGAGGAAACAACTAAAACTCTCACGCTCACTCAAGACTGGGAAGTAGAAATCGAAAGAAGAAGATCTGAGCTTTTAAATAAAAAAAGTTTGGAAATTCAAATCGATCAAGCGGAAAGGGAACTAAATGAAGAGGAAGAATACATCAAAAACTTACTAAACGAGCTACAGTTAGAAACATTAGAATTCGACTTGGGTGACATAGTTGTAATAGCAACAAGGACAAAGGAACCTACATTCAATATAATCAGAAAGAAGGTAGAGAAAAATGAAAGATAATAATGAGTTATTACCAGAAAAAGTTCAAACTCAGATAATTAAACCTTTAGTAAGTCCTGACGAGGCATTACATGCATTCAACGAGTATCAGGCATTAAAGAAAAAACTAAGAGGCGAAGGTGATTTCGTAGAGTTCCGGGACAAAAAAGGAAATAAAAGAGAGGCACCAACCAAACAGTGGAGGACAAAATTAACCCGCTTTTTTGGAATCAGTGTAGAAATTATAAAAGAGGAAGTGGAGTATTTACAGGACGGAACGTTTATCTACAAGGCAACAGCAAGAGCGAAGGCACCGAACGGATTATATGTTGATGGTGACGGCACTTGTTGGAGTAAGACAAAAGAAAGCAAAGATGCAGTAAAAGATATATATCATCTTACTAGAAGTCACGCTATAACTAGAGCAAAAAATCGTGCAGTTTTGGAACTCGTCGGGTTTGGAGAAGTGTCTGCAGAAGAGATTGAGGAAGGGGAAACAGCAAGAGAAGTCACAAAAGAAGTAATACAAACTCAGCAAAAGGAATACAACACAAGCAAAAAAGAATATTGGGATAAGATTTGGAGTATGATAAGAGAAAAGGGAATAACAACGAAGGAAATAATGGATTTCATAGGAGTTAAAACCCTAAAGGAAATTCCCCGCGAGAAAATGGAGAAGATAAAGGATTTATTGGAAGCAATAGCTTTTGAGGTAGTAAACTTTGAAGATCTAAAGGATATAAAGAAAAGGTTTATAGAAATGAGTGATGATGAAATTGATGCAATACTGCACTACGAAGCACATGATGAGGTAGAGGGCAATGAAAGCTATTAAAGCAAAAAACATAACAAAAAGACCCGGCGGTCTGATTATGACCGCCGGCTTAAATGATGGAGGTGGAGAAATAAACATTTTTATAGACGAACAAGATATCAAACTTCTATATAAGAATTATATCATAGTATCATCTAAAATTGCAAGTAGTTTATCAGATATAGAAGGATTTAATCTCCCGGACTCTATGGCAAAAAAAATGTGGAAGGTTATAATAGAGTATTTTGAATATTTAAATAGGGGGCAGTAAAAACTGCTCCCTAATTTTTAGGAGGTGATGTTATGGGGTTTCATAAATATGTAAAGAATAGACTATATGCAATTAAGAAGGAGTCTCAGGAAAATATTGACAGGACTCTCCGAGAGATCGAAGAGATTACGAATAATATTCTAAAAAGACTGGAGGACTGGGCAAATGTTCAGAATAATAAATAGTAAAATTTGGGAAGACGATTGGTTTTTCGATCTAAATAGCGAACAGAAATTAGTTTTTATGTATCTCATTACCTCGCCCCACACAGATCAATTGGGGGTTTTTAAGGCGAATCTAAAATACATCAGTATTGAGACAGGGCTTAAAAATATCGAAGCTATTTTAAAAAGTCTATACCCAAAGGTCATTTATATTCCTGAATTAAAATTAGTCTTCATAAAAAACTTTCTAAAATATCAAAACGTTGGAGGAAAATTTGAGAAGCACATCTACGATAAGTTTTGCGAATACGATGATAAAGTAAAAGCGATACTCATAAAAGAGAGCGATTCGTTGAGAGCGATCGTGGAAAAATTCGATAAAGATACGATACAAAAACTCGATCGTGTAGAAATAGAAGTCAAAGATGAAAATAGCATTTACGAACAGAATATAGGAAATATCAATATTGACGATGGGGTATCGATGGGGGATCGATGGGGTATCAATGGGGCATCGATGGGGGATCATAATATATATAATAAATCAGAATCAGATACAGAATCAGAAAATATATCAGATACAGTATCAGAATCAGGAAACTTAAAAGAGAATACTAAAACTACTATCGTAGGTCAAAAAGACCAATCGCAAAAGGAGAAAGGGGATGGAAAACTTAGCTCTAATAGTGACACAAAGAAAAAATATCCTCCAGAGGTAAAAATCTTTTATGAGAAATTCAAAGCCTTTAGGGAAGAATATTTGAGGGTTCCGATAACACATAGAGACTGGCATATACGAGCCTACTCGGTGATAAATAAACTGCTCAAAAAATATTCCCTCGCCGAGCTCGAGCAGGCACTAGAGGATCTACAGACGCCGGTCTGGGAAGATAAAGCTCCAAAAATCTTGGAACTTTGGCACTTTGAAGACTGGCTTCCCAGGTGGAAGGTATGGAAAAACGGAAATATAGTTCCTAAACGGGCAAAAACAGAGGACGAGTTAATTGAGGAAGAGGTTGAAAGAGTCTTGCGGTGGGCATACCCCAATGGGCTCGAGGATTATGAATTTGAAGGCAACAAGAGAGTATTACTCGCATATAGAAAAGAACATGGCACGTATCCGTTTGATGTTCCACAAGAAATTTTAGATGGAGGTGGGAAAAATGGAGTTTCCAGAGGATCTTAAAAAATATTTGGAAAGTATAGGTTTCTATGAGAAGATACGGGATTTGAAACCCGAGGATCTTTTGGAAAAAGAGGAAAACCCGGACTGCGAGAAGTGCTCAGGATTAGAGAATTGTAGTAGCAAAGGATATTTAGTAGCTTTTGAGGAACTAGATGGAAGAATTTATCAGGTTTACATTAAATGCGCAAAATTGAAGATGGAAGAGCAAAAAATCAGATATGCAAGAAATATAAGAACGTCTGGATTACCTAAAAATTATCTCGATAAAACATTTGACAATTTTGATGTAGGAATGAATGAAAAAGCGATAAAACGAATAAAGGAATATTTGCAAAATAAGGAGTGGAGAGATGGGAAAGGACTGTATTTAACGGGGACAGTGGGTTGTGGAAAAACACATTTGGCATCTGCAATAGTTCACGAGCTAGCAAAGCAAAACGTTTATACTTTATTTGTCTTTGTTCCCGACTTTCTCGATGAATTAAGATCTATGTTCGATGATACAAAACAAGATACAGAAAGAGAAAATCCTTTTGAGTTAGCAAAAATAAGCACGGTCTTAATTCTCGACGATTTAGGGACGGAAAAGGTGACAGAATGGGCGAATGAAAAGTTATTGCAATTAATTAATTATAGATATAATAATAATCTCGCAACAATAATAACGAGCAATTATGCGATGCAAGCTCTCAAAGGAAGGCTTGGAGAGAGAATATACTCAAGAGTTAAAGGCATGTGTGAAGAAATTGTCATAAACGGCGAGGATAGAAGAGTAAAGAAGGGAGGATTTTAAATGATTGACTTTGTTGAGTTGGAAAAAAAACTTTTAGAAAAAAATCAAGAGTATGAGAATATCGTGGATGAGTATAAAACAGCAGTTATAAATGCAATTGAAAAGAGAAATGAAGCAAAAAGACAGTATGCGTTGAAATATCTTGAGCTAAGGGCAGAGCAAGACGGCAAAAAGAAACTCACTGAGGAAGAGGCAAGACAAAGGGCATATCTTGAAACATACGATTATCAAGTGGAAGCTGATATAGCAAAAGTGACAGCAGATACACTCTACGAAAAAATAGAACAAATCAAGTATGAGATAGATAGTTTACGTTCGATACTTTCTGCATACAAAGAAACTTATGAAAGAGTGACAGTGCTATGAGAAAAGTATTTTTGATTATAGGAGCTTTAGTTATTTTGAGTTTGACAGTATGCTCAACGGTTTTAAGCATAAAGATTTCTTCAGAAATGAAAAAGGTGGAAGATAGGGTTAAAAACCTTGAAATAAAAATGCTTGAGAAAAAGGCAAGATGGTTAGAGGTGTGGGCAACCGCCTACACCTCTTCCAGGGAAGAATGCGATAACACTCCTTTTATCACAGCCTCCGGGAAAAGGGTCTTCTGGGGGGTTATCGCAGCAGATAAAAGATTTAAATTCGGGACAAAAGTTTATATCCCTTACTTCCAAAAAGTTTTTGTAGTCCTCGACCGTGGGAGCGCAATAAGGGGAAATCGTATAGATATATGGATGCGGGATAAAAAATCCGCTATTAAGTTCGGAAGGAAAAAATTAGAAATTTACATTTTAGGAGGTGCAGAGTAATGTTTATCGTAAAAGGAAAGATCAAGGCTGATGAGGAAACTGTAGGAGTAGCAAAATTAATCTTGGAAGAATATGGATTTAAAAGCGAGGAAGAGGCTGGAAACACAATATATTTCGAAGAAGAAAGAGATCCGTTTTATTTCAATCGAACAAAAGCATACGAAATGATGAAGAAACTCTATGAGGTCGGAATAAAAAATATAGAAATACAAGCGTGCTCTATCGTAGAAATCTACAAATATTCGGTCGATGAGGAAAATGGATTTCAGGTTGAGAGATTATAACGTTAGGAAAACTCTCTAACGAAAGGAATTATAAAAAAATGAAGAGGATAAATTCAAGACAAAAAGGATATAGGATAGAACATGATCTTGTAAACACTTTGAAGGAGAGGGGAATAAAGGCATATAGAGTTCCTCTCTCCGGGGGGAGCGTGATCAAGGGGGATATCATCATCAATGATAAGGAGGTATGTCAGGTCAAGGGGCGAGGCAAAGGTTTTAAGTTTATTTACGATAGTCTTGAATATGAAGAAGAAGGAAAAAAGAAAGAATATGACTATCTCTTTATCAAGGCGGATAGAAAAGATTACTTGGTTGTGATGACACTTGAGAAATTCTTATCTTTGATAGGAGGTAAGGAGAATGATAAGTGAAGAAAAGATAAAAAAAATAAAAGAGATGAGAAAGGCTGGAAAAACTTATGTAGAAATAGGATTAGAACTCGATCTCTCTACAAGCATAGTAGAAGATATTGTAAAAAACAAATATTCTATTCAGCATAAAAATAAGAAAAAAGAAGAAGAGATTGATATAGACAACGATATGATAAATAAGCGAAAGTTTACACAAATGAAGATCGAAGTTTTAAATGATGATTATATCTATTTTACAAAAATAAGAGATGATTTGAAGAAGAAATATGGGACAGTATCTGACACTCTTGTTCTACACAAACTTTTAGAAGTTTATCAAAAATTTAATGAAATAGATGAAGAAAATAAAAAATTAAAGATTATGCTTAAAAGGGCGCTAAAATGAAAAAGTATAGCGAATTAGTTAGGAAACAAATCAAAGTAATTGGCGCACTAAATACTCTTTTCTATATTGCAGATGTAGGAAATATAGAAGAAAAAGAAATTGAAGAGTTATTTAGGATAGCTGAAAAAACGAATGGAGAGTATATGATCATATTCGCTTTGAGAACTGGGATCGCGGGGAGGAAATATAGGTATGCGGAGATAGGTAGATTGCTGGGAAAAAAGAGAAGTGTAATAAGGAAGAAATATAAGAGATGCGAGGAGGCGATAAAGGAGGGGAAATGACAATAGAAATAAGATTTTTGAGTGAGGAATTGAGGAAATATAGGATATATAAAGATAGATATGAAGAGATAACGAGAATAAAAGAACGGGACAAATTTTTGATAGAGGAACTAGAAAAATACTATAAAAGGATAGAATATTTTATAAGGGCTGTAGAAAGGGCAATAGCAAATTTATCGTGTCTACATCAAGATTTTTTTGAGAATTATTATATTAAAAAGAAAGGAATAGAGAAAATAACGATAGAGATGGCTTTGACACAATATACTGTAGAAAGAATAAAAAGAGAAATAATAGAAGAGGTAGCAAAAGAACTCGGTTTTTTCCAAGACTAGATTATTAATTAGATAAAGATAAAATCTCTTTTTTTCAATATAGAAATGTTAAAGTTTCTTTAAAGTTTTGCTAAAGTTATCCAGTATGGAATTATCTATATTGAAAAGGTGATAAGAAAATAAAAAACATAAAAAATATATAAAAAAGACTTGACAATTAAAAATATGGACGGTAGGATATAGGTAAAATTAATGATGGAGGTGGATCGAAATGAAGGGCTACAGAATCGAGTTAGGTGCCTTAAAAGAGGTCCCAATTTATGAGGATCACAGTAGGGGGAAAAATTGGTGCGCCATTATATCCCCCGATCCTAAATCTCCCGGTGGATTATATAGGGAATTTGTAGAAAGGGCTCATCTACCATACTATTATATGGTAGATGAAATAAAGGTCGGTGATGTTTTAGAGTTCGGAGCCGACTATTATACAAGAAGTCGGCACAAATCAGCGAATAGATTGTATGCTGTAGTAATAGCTAAAACAAGCACAGAATTAGTTTTAGAAGAATTTACAAAACCCCAAGATGCATTCGAGTATGCGCAAAAATTACAGGCAAGAGAAATAGAAGATGTTGAGTTACCAATTAATGAGGAATTAGCAAAATATAGTGATGAGGAATTAATTAGAGAGCTTGAAAGAAGGGGATACAAAGTAGAAACTAAAGAGGAATAAGGGATAACAGCGGGGATCCAGTAATGGGTCCCCGTTTTTTTTATTTTTGTAAAATAGTTTGGAAAATATAAAAATGCTTAATAAAAGAAAATATGGAGGTGCTGAGATGAGGATGAAGGTAGACGGGTTTGATATGGAGATTGAGATTATAGGAACGAGGGAAGACTGGAAGTATAACATCATAGCAGAATTTTATTGGGGAGAAAGAGTTAGAACAAGGCTTATCTACAGAGAAGATGAATATAGAAGGTATTTATACTGGAGAGAGAAAAATCAAAAGTTTTATATTACAAAAGAGCAATATCAACAGCTATTAAAAGAAGCAGAAAAGCTTGAGACAAAGGAAGAACACGAAAAAAAGGTAAAAGAAGAATTACAGCAACAAATCAAAAATCAGACTGGAAAATTAATCAGGGAAGTTTTTACAGTAAGCGATAACTGGATAGACTATGAGAGACAATATTTGAAAAAGGAAGGAATAAAGGAAGTATTAGACAAGAACGGGCATATAATACACGACGCACAAATTTTGTATGTTTTAAAAGATTTGGGGAAAAATGAGATGACAGTGGAGGAATTTTTGGAATATTGGAATAATAAATATGCAGATGAATATGATAAAAATTTAAGAAGAAGGAAAGAAAGGGAAAGTTGGGAAGAAGAAGACGACGACGAGTAATAAGGTTTTTTTTATCTGAACATGGGGAAAAAATAAAAAAAATATAAAAAGTATTGACAAAAGAAAAAATTGGTAGTATAATATAATTAAAATAAATGATGGAGGTGTTTAAAAATGAAGATAAAGAGCATTAAGGGATTAGAGATTGAATTGAGAATAGAGGGATTGAGAAGCAATTACAAAATTATCGGGAAATTTAGAGTAGAAGGAAAAGAAATAGAGGCTGAATTGGATTTACAAGATTGGAGGACAAGTTCAAGAAATAAAACACAATATCCTGGCTTATACTATTCAGCTAAGCAAGCTTATATACAGATTAGCGAACAAGATTATCAAAATATAAAAGATGAAATAAGTAGATTACCAGATGGACAAAAAATTATAAGATTAGTGAAAACTACAAGGGATGTAGATGGATACGTAGTAGATGATGTGATAATAGAAAAAGTAAACGTAGCAGGGATAACAGATAAGAATGGTAGTTGGATCACAGACGCTACCATAAAGGCGGTTATGGTAGCGGAAGGGATAACGGAAATAACATTAGACGATTTTATGGCAATATATAATGCAAAATATGCTGATAAACAAAAAGATGCATGGGAAAAAGCAAAGCAAGAGCTAAGAAGGCAATACATGAACGACGCTATGGAAACAGGGGAAAAACAAGCATTACAAAATATATTTGGATCTATAGAGGAAAAAGAGGAAAGCGGGGATCAGTAAGGTCCCCGCTATTTTTTATATATCTGAACAATGTGGGAAAATTTTTTTTAAAAAAATAAATGATGGAGGTGGATCATGAAGGAGATTAAAAGATTTTTAAGGGGAGTTTTAAGGAGAAAAGAAAATAGAAAAGAGATAGTAAGAACCAGAGAATATACATGGAAAGAAAAAGTATTAATGGACGCTATTAAAATAAGAAAAGACGAAATAGACTTAATTGAGTATGTAGATCAAGAGAGGTTCCAAAAGTTTTTTGGGAAAATAGTTCCACACCATACTAGGGATATTCACAATATATACAATTTTAAGGAGTCTTATTTTTATGTATACATTGCAACTAGACCAGATAGAGGGGATAATCCAGCGCACGGATATTTCTTTAAGAAACTCCCAGTGGAATGGGTCGATATTAATACAGATAAGATAACTAGGTGGGATTTGGAGTTTAGAAGGCATTATGAGGACATGGAAAAAAGACCACACTTAGGAAAAGACTTGTTTATATTTACGGTCGAGGAATTACTACAAAGCTATGCACGCTATATACAAAACGCACACAAAAACGAGGCAATAATTGTAGTAGTGGAGGGGATAAAGGACAAATATGGTAGATGGGATAAAGTGTATTACACAGACTGGTATCTTAAGGATAGGTAAAAAAACGGGGCGGGTTATCCCGCTCCGTTTAAATATAGAAAGGAGGTTTTAAAATGATATTTAAAAAGGATTTGGAGAGATTAAGAGGGGTAATAATGGAATGGGTTGATGGGGGGTTGCAACAACAAAAAGAAAATATAGGTGTAGCTATAGACAAGATAGCAAACATTTATTATGAGTTTTATTCTATCGAAGGCAATAATATAAATGTAGTAATAAACAATATAATGAAAAGTTTAAGCGATGTATTTATATATGGTGATAAAATTTTGTGGGAAAGCAATGATGACAAACTGGTAATAAATGTAATATATAGGTTTCCAGATGGGAAAAGTAATATAAAAAAAATTATTTTAGAAAGGAGGTGAAAAAGATGGGAAAATTATACTTGCTTAATGCCCCTATCATGCCAAACGAGGGCGTGTATATTTACAACACGCTCTCAAAAGAAAAGTTTATCGAGGCATTTAATCGCAATAGGGAATATTATGAAGTTGTAAGCGCAATTGGACATCAAAGCACCGCAGATTTATTATCAAAAATTCTAAATTACAAGGTGGAAATGAACAGAATAAATATCGAATTTAAGGATGGAGATATGGCATTGGTTATTAAGGTTAAAACAAGGCTTCCGGAAGGCCATATCCTCACAGATGAAGAATTAGAAAAAGTAGAAATCGAATATGGTTCTATTTATTTCCGCCCCGCTTACTACGGGGCCTATATTTAAAAATACGGGGTGGTCTAAGACCACCCCTAATCTGAAAGGAGGCTTAAAAATGAAAAAGATCGAGTTAGACAAGATAACTTTAGACGATTTATGGGAAGAGGGGGATGTCGCAAATATCCCCCACGGGGCCAAAAGGGTCGTTTACTACGATCTAATAAATGGGGTTTTATCTTCATTTCTACTTGTAGGGGGTGAGATAATATCACGGGACGAATATATAATTTTGGAGGTTTTTGAAAGCGTGGACTCCTGGTATTCCAAAATTCCCCAAACTTATATCGAACTCGGGGTAGAAATAGACGAGTTTGGGGAGCCCGAAAGGGATCAGTTATTAAGGGCATATAAAACGTTATGGGCTGAAAATTACGTAGTTCCAGAAATTTATTAGGGAGGTGGAGAATAATGACTAAGTATGTGTTTTTTGAAGGTTATGCAACTCAAGAACTATTAGAGGCACGTGCGAAGGGCGAGATAACAGAATTATTTAAAAAATATGGACTTCCTCATAAGGAGTATGCTTATGGGGAAACTCCTATATCCTTCGAGTTTGAAGAGGAAAAAGTGGGATATAGGGGAAATTTAAAGAGAGTAAAGCTTAGCGGCAGGGTTCGTGCACATGTGAACTTAGGATTGGTATTATTGGAATTACAACAAAACGGCAAATATGAAATGTATAAATCAAATACTCCCGGATATACATCGCAAGAGCTATCTGAAAGGTATGCGATACAGCAAATATTAGAGAGCTTTCCTAACGAAAAAATCAACGAAATAAAAAATGAAATAAAGCAAAAATTAATGAATTTAATGGTTATCGAAAAAGAAACAGACACAGCAAGACCATTCCCACGCCCCGAAATCGTAGATTTTGACAAGGTTTTTGATGAACAATATTTTACTCCTAAAGAAGTAGGGGAAAAATTGAGAGTATCAGAAATAACAGTGATAAAATGGCTTAACAAGGGAGTTTTAAGGGGCATAAAGGTAGGAGGACTCTGGAGAATACCCGAGTCGGAATACAGAAGGTTAATAATGGGGATAAAAAACTGGGAAGAGTGGGTCACTAAAGATATAGGCGAAGACGAGTAAGTAAGGTAATTTTAAGGGGGATCCTAAACGGGATCCCCCTTATTTTTTTGTATACCTCAATTACATCCTTTTACTCCTTAAAATCGTGGTATTTTTGTAAATATGAAGATAGAGGAGATGCGTTTAGAAAAAAGGAAAGTCAAAGATCTCAAAGAGTATCCCGGAAATCCTCGCAAGATGGATAAGGCAACACTTGAAAAGCTAAAGAAGTCCATTAAGGAGTTCGGTTATGTTCAACCTTTGATAGTAAACAAAACTAACGAATGCATCGGAGGAAATCAAAGACTAAGAGCGCTAAAAGAACTCGGAGTTGAAGAGGTCGACGTAATAGTTGTAGATCTTCCAAAATCGAAGGAAAAGGCTTTAAATTTAGCTTTGAATAAAATTGTAGGTGAGTTCGATGAGGACTTACTTAAAAGTTTTATAGAAGATATAGATTCAATAGATCTTGAATTGACTGGCTTTGATGATGACGAGATCGGATTTCTGGAAGATGCAGAGATAAAAATAGAAGAGGATGCTTATGAAGAAGAGGAGAATATAGAAGTCAACGTCAAACGAGGAGATATCTATATTTTGGGGAATCATAGGTTGATATGTGGAGATTCTACTTGCTTAGATGATGTAAAAAGGCTTATGGCGGGGGAAAAGGCGGATATGGTTTTTACAGATCCCCCATACAATGTCTCCTATTCAAGCCGAAGCGAGACTAAGAATTTTAAAGAAATAGAAAATGATAATTTATCCACAGAGGAATTTAAGAACTTTCTGTTTAGAATAGGCGAGAGTATAAACTATGCATTAAAAGACGACGGAGCAATTTATATATGCCATAGTGATTCGGAGATGAATGCTATTCCATTCTACGAGTTATTTACGATGATGGGCTGGACGAGGAGTGCGAGCATCATTTGGGTTAAAAACGTGGTCTCAATGGGTTGGCAACATTATAGGAGCAAGCACGAGGTTATATCATACGGTTGGAAGCGTGAGAAACCCTACTTTATCGATGATAGGGGACAAGATACAGTCTGGGAGGTAGACAAAGATAACGTTCTTGAGTATATGCACCCCACACAGAAACCCGTTGAACTTCCCGCACGAGCGATAAGAAATAGCTCTCGTAAAGGCGAAATAGTTTTAGATTTATTCGGGGGTTCTGGATCAACGCTTATTGCATCAGAGCAATTAGGAAGAAGGTGTTTTATGATGGAGCTTGATGAATATTATTGTCAAGTGATCATAAATAGATGGGAAAAGTATACGGGAAAAAAGGCGGTGAAAGTAAGTGGAGGAACTTAGAATAGAGAAAAAGAAAATAAGTGAATTAAAAGAATTTCCAGGAAATCCAAGGTCAATTGACCTCCGCACACTTGAAAAATTAAAAAAATCTATACAGGAGTTTGGATATGTAGAACCGCTCGTTTGGAATGAGAGAACTGGGCACGTAGTAGGTGGAAATCAAAGACTGAAGGTATTGAAATCGTTAGGCATCGAAGAAGTAGATGTAGTAGTAATAAATATCAGCGAAGTTCAAGAGAAGACGCTTAATCTCGCATTGAATAGAATTCAGGGAGATTGGGATTATGACTTGCTAAAAGAGATTTTGACGGATATTGAAGAACTCAATGGAGATTTGGATTTGACAGGGTTCACTGAGGAGGAGTTGGAATTATTCTTGCGAGATGTAGAAGAGCTTACAAAAAAAGAAAAAGAAAAAGAGAAGACCGAAATACCCAGGAGGGCTAAATATGGAGATTTATGGAGACTGGGGGAACATTTAGTGCTATGCGGAGACTCGACGGATCCGAACTCGTATAAAAAACTGCTAAAAGACTTAAAGATAAATACAATAGTCACATCTCCCCCGTATGCGATGCAACGAAAAAACGAGTATGGGGGGATCCCTCCGGAGGAATATCCTGATTGGTTTGTGTCTTTATCGGCAATTTTAAAAAGTTATTTAGCGGATGACGGATCCCTCTTCGTAAATATAAAAGAGCATGCAGAAAAAGGACAAAGAAGTCTCTACGTTATGAAGATGGTAATAAAAATGGTTGAAGATGGGCAGTGGAAATTTATAGATGAATTGATATGGAAGAAGCCGGGACTTCCGGGTGGATATAAAAACAGATTACGGAATGAATACGAACCCGTTTTTTGGTTTATAAAAGACACTGCTAAGGTGGTGGAGAGAGAGGTAGAAGAGGGTTGGATAGACGATGAGGAGGCAGTATTAGAAGATGAATATGGAAGAGTATTTCACTTCACAAAAGAGACAAAAATTAGGTTTTATCCTAAATCGTTAGGAAGACCCTCCGACGAGATAGTAAAAAAGAATGTAAATAATGTAACAAAAACAAATAACAAAAATGTAAGTTTAGGGGGAATAAAGCAGAGGGGAATAGCAAGACCCGGCAATGTTATAACTCTTCAAACAAATAAAGAGATATGGGGACATCCCGCTATGTATCCCGTAGAGCTACCTTTATTTCTAATAAAACTTACAACACTACAAGGAGATATTGTATTTGATCCTTTCTTGGGAGCGGGGACAACTCTTATCGCAGCGGAGAGATTGAAGAGGAGGTGTTTTGGAATAGAACTCAAGGAGGAATATGTAGATATTGTTCTTGCTAGGTGGGAGGCGGAGACAGGAGAGAAGGCTGAGCTAGTTCAGGAGGTAGAAGGATAATGGGTAGGAAGAAAAAAGTGGACAAAGAAGAAATAATTGAATATGCAAAAGAGTTATATTTGACTCCCGACGAAGATGGCAATCATCGATATTCTCTACGAGATATATCAACAGAAATTCAACAAAAATTCAACACTAATATTCATTATACAACTATATTAAGTTGGATAAAAAAATATGGCTGGGATAAGGTGTGGGACGAAGGAGTAAGGTATGGAGTAGCTGAACTTATTGCAAAAAAAGATGAAAGAAAAACAAAAGAGGAGCAGTTTAAGGAGCAAAGAAAAACAAAAGAGGAGCAGTTTAAGGAGCAAATAGGAAAAGTAAAAAGCAATAAAGCTCTGATGGATATAAATATTATAAAGCTCGCTTACAAGCATATAATGGAGAATGGATTTCAAAGCACAGCGGAGGCGATAAAGGCTTATGACTCGGCGACTAAAAGTTTACAGAATAACGATCTGATCGAAAAGCTGACTCAGGAGGTCTACGAACCCAAGATCGAGATAATCATAAAGGGCTTCGATGACGACGATGATTGAGCTGAGCGAAAAAAAACAAGTTGAGATAAGACTACACGAGGGGCAGGAAAAAGCTCTGAGGAGTAAGGCGAAATATATTGCTGTTATAGCGGGAACTGGAAGCGGAAAGACTTATCTCGGCCCCGTTTGGTTAATGAGGGAGATCGTAAACAGGAGGGCGGAGGAGGTTTTAGTAATAGCCCCAACGTATATGATGTTTCAGCGTGTAGTTCTTCCGGGTGTGAAGAATTTTTTTGAAAATTTGAATATGATTGCAGAATATAAAGTGACAGAAAGAACAATGACGTTGAAGAATGGGACAAAAATTTATTTTGGTAGTGCAGATAAACCTTTCTCGCTAGAGGGCGTGCATGTAAATTGCGCATGGCTTGACGAAGCGGGACAAATGAGGAGAGAGGCATGGGACGTTGTAAAAAGAAGGGTAGGAGCGAAAGATGGACGAATATTGATAACTACAACGCCCTACAATTTAGGCTGGCTGAAAACGGAAGTATATGATCAGTGGAAAGCTGGGAATAAAGACTTCGAGGTTATACAATTCGCATCAATTCAAAATCCCTTCTACCCAAAAGAGGAGTTCGAGAGGGCACGGAAATTACTTCCGGAATGGAAATTCCGAATGTTTTATCTCGGGGAGTTTGTTCGACCTGAGGGAATGGTTTATCCAGATTTCTCATCGGCGCACATTGTAGACCCGTTCGATATCCCCGGAGATTGGGTAAAAATAGCGGGGGTCGATGTAGGATATAACAATCCGACTGCGATTGTATTTATTGCGATAAACAAAGATGGGGTCGCTTACGTATATCGGGAGTATTATCAGCGATATAAAACAGTTGATGAGGTGATAAGAGACTTAAAAGATATGACAAAAGGGGAGAATATAGATGCTATTTATGTAGATCCCTCGGAGCCCGCCTTTATCAAATCTTTACGGGTCAATGGTTTTAACGCTCTCTCGGCTGATAATGATGTCTTAGCGGGAATATCAGTGGTGACCTCATATCTCAGGGGTAATCGATTGTTTATTTTTAGGGGAGTTGTGAATTTGATCGATGAGATGGAAAACTATAGGTGGAAGATGCAAAATGATGAGGTGAAGGACGAACCCGTAAAAGAATATGATCACGCGGTGGACGCTTTGAGATATGCATTGTTCACAAGGTCAAAGACATTGAGTAAAGGGGATCTGATAAAAATTGTGAAGGAGGCAAAGTTCTATGAGTGAAAATAATTTGATAAGAAAACTAATTAATAGATTAGTCGGGGAGATATCAATGCTGAAAACTCCTTATGCGGTTTCTCTCCCCTGGCTGGGATATACTTTAGACACGAGTAAGGTTAATTACAAATTAGCGAGGGAACTTTACAATAACACAAATGAAAAATATAAATTGGGGGCGGGATTTGCAAAACCCATCATCAACACGACAGTTGGATTTATGGGCATTCCGCATTTCTCGCACGACAACGTAGAGGTGCAGGGTGAGCTGGATAGAATTGAAAACAAATGGGCGGGGAAGTTTATTAGGATACATAGAAACACGCTTAGGGATGGGGATTCCTTTGTGAGAATAGAGCGGAGGGAGAACAAATTCACTAAGGAGGTGGATTTTGATTTAGTTTTTATCCCTCCCGAGGACGTGAGCGTTATAACCGATCCCTTAAACGGTGGATATAGTAAGGTTTACATAAAACATCATCTACCCGTTTATGACGATTTAGGTAACATACGAGGGGAAAGCATTTTAACGGAGGTGATCACCCCAGATACGGTAGAATATATTTTGGATGGTAGAGCACCGCAGGAATATCAAGCGTTATCTGGAGAACAGGAGAACCCCTGGGGCTTTATTCCGATCGTGCACTTTAAAAACGAGGCGGAGGAGTTTCAGCTCTTCGGGAGTTCAGAATTAGAACCCGTAGAGCCATTTCTCAAGGCATATCACGATACGATGCTTTATGCAGTGCAGGGGGCTAAAGTGTTCGCAAGACCCAAAGTTAAATTTAAGCTCCAATCGGTCGAAAAGTTTTTAAAGGATAATTTCAGCGACGATGAGATAAAATCGGGGAGGATAAGGTTTAGCGATAAGGAGATCTTCTTTTTACAGGAGGGAGACGACGTTAGTTTTATCACTGCTGATAGCGGATTAGATGCGATTACAACGTTATTAAAATTCATATTCTTTTGTATTGTAGACGTTTCAGAAACTCCCGAATTCGCATTCGGAACCGCGGTGCAGAGCTCAAAAGCATCCGTTAGCGAACAAATGATTCCGCTTGCGAGGAAAATAAGGAGAAAAAGGACTATGATGGAGGAATTCTATCAAGAACTGATGCAGATGTATATATACATGTGGGGAATGGTAAACAATGTGAAAGTAGATGCCGATATAGATATAGGCTGGGACGAGGTAAATCCCCGAAACGATAAGGAGGTGGCAGATGCGATAAATACGATGATAAACGGCTTAGTTAACGGCGTGCAAGCAGGGATAATCTCGACTGAAAGTGCGGTGGAGTTTTTAAGGCAATATATCCCATCTATGCTTCCTTATGCGGATCCCTCCGGAGACGATGATGAACGAAGAAGAATTGCAAAGGGATATGCTTTATGGTTGAGGATACAAGACGGTCAAGGGATAGACGAGGAGGCGATAGATAATCTACTAAACAACAATGAGTAGTAGTGAAATATATAAAAGGTGGATATTAGAGTCGAGGAAGCGATTTCTCAAGCACGAATTCGGCACAATTGAGGGGATAAAAAGGATTTTAGCTAGGGCGTCAAATCAGTTAGAAAACTACATCTCGGCTCTTCATGGCGAGAGTGTTCAGAGAAAATATTATGCAGAACTCTTAGCGGAAATAAAACGTGTAGAGGAGACGTTGAGGGAGGAGATGCTTAAAACTTTATCGCAGGGGATGAAAAATGTAATAGGTATACAGTCAGAACCAGCAAAAGAATATTTTGAGTTAATCAGTAAAGGCATATGGGACAAATCGGATATCTCGGCGATGTTTACGATGATTAATGAGAGAGCTTTCCTATCTGTTGCTACTAGAACACTTCCAGGGAGGAACGCAAAATTGGTTTTATCAGACGCGGTTTGGAAAACAGCAAGTTTGGATGAGGTAACACGAATAGTTGAACAGTCTATTGCGATGGGATTAGATCCTCGAACATTAGCGCGGGAGGTAAAAAAGTATCTTAATCCGGGGGTGGGCAAACCCCTCCGGGACGCTACGCGTAAAAAATTCGGGGTTAAAAGGGACGTTCCTTTTGAGGCGATGAGGATGGCAGTGACGGAGATGCAAGTTGCGGCGCATGAGGGGACAATAGGTGCTTACTCTCAAATTCCGGTCTGTGAGGGGTTTTACTGGAGATTGTCACTCAATCATCCCATTACAGATATCTGCGACGATTATGCGTCTCATAACGGGGATGGGTTCTGGAAAAAGGATGAAGTTCCAGGTAAACCGCATCCTTTTTGTAGGTGCTATTTGGAGCCGAAAATGACCTCTCCAAGGGAGGCAGTAGATCGTTTAAAAAGGTGGATTGAAAACCCGAATAATGATCATGACCTAGAGACTTGGTATAGGGGAGTTAAGGATTATTTGCCAAAACCGTCATCGATATTTGCTGTTCCTACCTTGGTGGCTACAACACTTCAAGAGAAAACTGCGGAGGACAAATATACAGAGCTAAGAAAGAAACTTGACGACGTCTACAAGAAAATTGATAAGGCAAGCTCACTCAGAAAAATAATTGAATTAGCTCAAGAGGCTCAATTAGCAAAAAACGTTTACTTTGATAACGAGACTACTGTTTATTCTGCAAAGCTAATAACGCAGGGACTAATAAAACTTTATAAGGAGTTTCCTGAATTATTCGGGAAGATCGAATTACTTTCCAGTCCGATTATTGATCGGACCTTTAAGGAGTTCGTTGATAAAACATTGAAGGCGGGAGCTGATATAACGTGGAAGGCTTATCAGGCTCGAGAAAAGATGTTAAGGGTTTTAAGAGAAAAAGTAAAAAGAACCCCCGACTGGGAGGAGATAATTGATTTCTATAAAGATAAAACTATAAGAAAGGTTTTTGAAGAAGAATATGCAAAGCAGATCGAAAAAATGAAGGCTGAGCTTAGCACTATTTATGCTTACTACTGGGATTATCATAAATCTTTGTGTGTAGGATATACATCAGCTTGGAAATCCCCAGATGAGCTAAAAAAAGTTTGGGATAAAGACGCACAATCTCTCTTCCACCCTCCTAATACTAAAGGGAACTTTTATGCGATAATGTATCATGAAATGGGGCATTTTATTTATTATAGATATGGAGAAATCAATACAAAAGAGGGCAACACTAATTGGATAAAACCTATTGGGGAAATGTATAATAAACTCGTGGAAGGGGGAACTATGAAAAATATAATATCGCAGTATGCTAAAGAAAACAAAGAGGAAATGGTGGCTGAGAGTTTTGCAGCTTATCTTGCCTACAAGCTTGACGGGGCTGAAAAACCCTCGCAGGAGGTTATTAATTTATGTGAGACAATTTTAAATAAAGTTTTAAGGTATTATGGAGGTGGTAAATAATGAGAAGTATGGACTTATGCGATTTATGCAAACATTATCAAGGGGAAAGGAAATGTGATGCATTTCCAGATGGAATTCCTATAGAAATCTGGTGGTGGGGATACGATCACAGGATAAGTTTTCGGGGAGATAACGGAATAAAATTTGAGTTTGATGCAGATTGTTATAAATGTAATTATTACCTCAAAGATGGAAAGTGCACTGTTTATCCGTCGGGGATCCCGCTTGAGATATGGTCTGGAAAAGTTAGGCACGATCAACCTTATCCAGGAGATAAAAGACACACGTTTAAGATAAATAAGGAGATTTGGAATAGGATCTTAAAAGAACGCAGGAAAAAGTGGAGAAAGTGGCAGAGTATGAGCGAAGAGGAAAAAGAAGAGGAAAGGCAAAGAGATAAGGAGGAGAAATGGAATATACTTTATTAATTTGTATACCTAACTAATGAAGATAATTCAAGTTGAGATATGAGAAAATAGGGGGCGATGGGGATAATAGATGATCTTTTAAACGGTAAATGGGAAGATACTAAAAAGAAGCTTAGTCAAAGTTTTAAGATTAAGACTATATCTTATATTCAAAAGAAATTAAACGAGGGGCTTAGAATAGCTATACAGACTATAAGAAATGAAGGAAGAGAAATAAGGAGGAAGAACTACAAAAAGAAGTGAATCCCTCGTCACTTATAAGTGAGGGTGAAAAGGGCGGGGCATATCTCCGCCACTGGTCAATATCGAAAGTGGGGTGAAAATAGGTGGCACTTAAAATTAATAAAAGCGATGTGAGTAATAGAAGTTGGGGAGATGTAGATAAATCAAAAATCTGGGCAAGGTTGAAGGAAGCACTGCAAAATGATGAGGCAGGAGCAAAAGCAGCAGTGAAAGAAATGTATGCAGTAGTAAAAGCAGAAATAAATGAAGATTTGACGCAGGCTGATTGTTGGGGACCGCATCATGAGATTAGGGGCGACGAGATAGTCTTAAATAGGAATGGAGTTATAGCTGCAGTTCAAGCATTATCCGGGGCAAGAGCAGAACCGGATTTAAGCGATGCACAATTCGAGGAAGCAAGGAGACACTTATTAAGGCATTATAAGGAGCTTGATTTGGAACCACCGGAGGTTCTCACTGGAGAAATGTATATTGATGCTGAGATAGTTGGTGAAATGAGTGTAGAAGATATTCCTGTCGCCTCATGGGTCAAACTAGATGAACTCAAAAAAGATGACCCCAATCCTCTTGAGGTGGTAGTTGCAATACCCGCTGGAGTAAGCAAAAGGGGATACAGATATACAGAGAAAGCCTTACAGAAGATAGTAGATACAGTAAATAAACAAGGGCTTCCTGGAGGCCTTGGGCATCAAAAACCCGAGAACATCAATCATGAATTCTTGCATCCCGCAACTCATTGGGTCGGGGCGAAGATGGAGAATGGCGTTGCATATTTCCGGGGAGTGGTTGACAAGTCTGCAGAAGATTTAAAAAGGTGGATAAGAGCGAATACAATTAGGACGGTAAGTATATACGGCCTTGCAAATAGAAAAGTCGTGAACGGCGAGGTTGTTGTAGATGATTTTCAACCTTTATCGATAGATTGGACACCATTGGGACGAAACGGGATGGACACAAGGATAGTTGCTATAGGTGAAATTGATACTTTAGGAGAGGAGGAAAAACAATTGGATAAAAACGAATTAATTGAGAAGGTAAAAGAGGCAGGCATCACGATTGGCGAGATGATAGACGCGATAGGAGGTGAGGAATATAAGAACAAGATAAAGATTATCGGGGAGATAGAAACTCTCTGGGGAGAAAGCGGGGAGGCTCTACTCAATAAATTAAAACAAGCTAAAGAGGTAATGGACAGGACTGAGCAAGAAGAGAGAAATAAAGTTATAGATGAGGTCTTAAGCGAGATGGTAGTTTTCGAAGCATTAAGACCGCTTGTGAAGAAAATGATAAATATAAGTTCGAAGGATAAAGAGGAGATAAAAAAGATAGTAGGAGAAATAATGGAGAGCAATGAAATGAAAATAATAATTGATAGCTTTTTGAAAGATAAAGGAGTTAGGTCAATCAAGACTGAGGCTCCAAATATAAATATTGTGAAACAAAGAATATAAAAGGGGGTAAAAGAGAATGGCTTTGAAAATAGCAAAAGGAGATAGTGTAAAAGTTATAGTTCCCGCTGGAAAAACCGTAGAGGCGGGGAAGTTTGTTAGGATTAGTAACTTTTTAGGGTTAGCGTTGCAGTCTGGCAGTGAGGGAAAGGAGATTGTATTAGATATTTCTAAAGGTATATATCAGACTTCACAGATAAAGGCGACAGATACCTTTAATGTTGGGACAAAAATCTATTGGGATGATACAAATGAGGTATTTACTACGACTGCAACAAGTAACCAATTTGCGGGAATAGTTACAGCAGGAAAAGACAGCAACGGAGTAATTGAGTTCTATTTTGTTCCCGAATTAGCTTTACTTTAGGAGGTGAAAAGTAAGTGAAAATAATAACAGTTGAAACTTTAAAAGAAGAGAGAAGAAGGCAAGAGATCATTGATAAACTGCAATATAGGATTGGAAATAAGGTAGGATATGTAGAGAAAAAATTAGTTCACGGCGAGATGGAGCTAATCAATATTGATAGACCACTCGGGGAAATGTTCACAACTCCGGAGGGCATTGAAAACTTACTTAAAAAGGTGACTCTTGATGTAGATTTTGGAAGAGAACAAGTTCCACTTCTTTATACTAACATTTACCAAACTATTACAAACCCTAATTTTCCAAGGTTAGTTCCTATCTCTGAGTTCGCCCAAGCGCAGGTAGTTTTCTTGGAGCATTTGGAGGGCGAAGAAGTAAGGTTCGGGACAAGAACAATTTACAAGGGTGATGGAGTCCCTATCATCACCTATACAGCAGGATTTGATGGTTGGACTATAGAGGTGGAAAAATTTGACGAAACTTGGAGAATAACAGAACTAAATAGGGCATTAGGTGAAGCATACAACGCTCTACTAAACCACATTCATTTATATCCCATCATCTCGTATAGTTATCCTGCTAAAAACAAAACTGCAGCCTCTATTGAAGGTGATACTTATCTCGAGAAGGTAAGAAACACAATAAGAAACGCAATAAAGCACGCCCAACAAGATTTGAACAAGATAACAAATGCAAGAAGAAATCCAACCGTTTTATTATGTTCTACAGCAAACTTGCTCGATATTCAGGAAGCATTAGGAAGAATGATAATCAAGGGCACAGAGTATCAGCCGCTCTCCCAAATTCAGACCATAATCGCATACGATGGATGGTCCGTGACAGTAGGGGAAAAGACTTATACTTATCCTGGAGTTACCGCCGGAAAGTGCTATCTCATAGATCCAAAACGTTACTTCAGGGAATTAATAAAGCAAGATTTAACAATTGAAAGCGGAGAACCAGACACTACAAGGTTAGTTAGGGCACCAATCGTGGCATATGCAATGAGGGGCGTTTGGGCATCTCCGGAGAACGCAGTAGAAGAGGTCACTCTACCTTAACGTTTATGAATTACACAGCAGATGATATAAAACTCTTGAGAATATTGATTGAGGAGGTAATCCCCTCTGGGGGAAGCGATTCTGATACTCGCTTCTCTGACGATGTATTAGGACAGATACTCGAGACAGCGAATGACATAAACGATGCAGCAAGTATTTGTTGGGTGATAAAAGCAGGAAAAGGAATGACAGAAAAGGATGGGATAAAATCGTTAAGGATAGGAAGCGAGGATATTGAGTATGTTTCTCCAGAAGAGTGGCAAGATTACTGCATTAAGATGGCGGAAATATATAAGCAAAAAAGCCTAAATAAGGGGTCTAAGGCGTTTGCTTTAGACCCTCCAACTCTCTATGCGGAGGACGACTCTGATGAGCTACATTAACGAGCTTAGGAAGATGCATAAAAAGCTGATAGATATAAATGCAAGTGTCGCAACAGTAAACAGAAAAAAACTGGAAGAGGTAGATGGGGCGATAGAGGAGAAATGGCTTGCGGTTGGAGATGTAGTTTGCAGAATATTTATAAAGGGAGAAATAAGTATTCCGCGAGTAATTACTGGAGATATAGGAGTTAAACAGGAACTTGATAAATACGGAGCAGTTTTTGAGTGGAATGCAGACATAAGGGGAAATGAAAAAGAGCGAGACTATATTACAGTCGACAATAACACATATGAGGTGGAAGCAGTTACGGATTTAAAATATCGAGGATACGTTTTCGGTAAAATAGCAGACTTAAGGAGAATAGAATGAGTGAAATAAATATAGAAGAAAAATTGAGAAGAATACTCGCAGCAATAATTCAAGTATGTCAAGTTCATGCTGGAGAAGCAGAAGGATATATGAAAAATAATGCTCCCTGGAAGGACAGGACAGGAGTAGCAAGGGCGAGTCTACACTCTAAAGTGATAATTGATAAAGATGGCATCGTAATAAGACTATCGCACGGGGTAGAATATGGGGTTTATCTTGAGTATGCACACGGTGGGAAATATGCAATATTGAACCCCACCGCGAAATTGTATAAAGAGAAACTAATAAGGAGTTTGAATAGTCTATTTAAATGATGAGAAGTGCAATAAGAAATAAGCTTATACAAGATATTGTAGAGATAGAAGGGCGAGTATATGAAATACAGGTCCCAACAAAGGACACACCTAAACCTTTTCTCATTGTGAAGCAAGGCATAGACACACTCACAGAAGCATGGGCGGGATATAAAAGGACAGTGGATATAATCGTAGTGAGCAAGAGAACATCGTTTAAAGAAGTAGATAAGTTCGCTAAAAAAGTTATTCAAGCACTTGATAGACAGATAGTAGTAGACACAGATACAAATGAAGCTTTTACTTGCTTATACGACAATTCGAGTATTGATTATATCGACGACGATTGGAATGCAATAACAAGAACAGTCTCATTCTCGGTCTTAGCACTGAGACCTTATATAATTGAAGAATATATTGAGAGTTCGGAGGTAGTAGAAGCAATTTACAAATGGACAGAGGAAAATTTTAGCGACATAAAGGTTTACAAAAATATTATTCCAATGGACTATGCTACTCCGAGCGTGGTATGGAGACTTGAAAAGGTGGAGACAACGCAGCTAACAAGTATGCACTTTAAAAATAATTATACACTAAGAGGGCACGTGCTGGGAAGAATACTGGGAGATGAAGAGAAGATTGGAAAAGAAATAGTCAAACTCTTGAGACAGAGCAAGAAAATACACTATTTAGATAAATTTTTTACGATAGATACTATTGATTATTCGAATGCGAGAGATAAATTTAGAGATGGTCAGATAAATCTGGTGGTCTATTCGTTAGATTACTTAACAAAGACGGCTAATAAGATTAATAAAGTAAGTGTAAGGGGGTATATGAACAATGAGTAAAAATGAAAAAGAAATAGAGAAAAAATATGAGGAAGAGTATGATAAAGAAGTTTTGATTGATAACGCGAAGAAGATTTTTGGAGTAAACTCTGAGGTTTTGGCGGGAGCATTAGCAAGTTCAGACAAAAGCAAAATAACATTGAGCGAAGCAAAAACACTATTAGAGAAGTTTTTGAAAAGGGAGGTTAGATAAAAATGGCAGGAGGAACTTGGTCACCAACTGAAAAGCCGATACTTCCGGGACTATATTTGAATTTTAAAGCTCAAGCGTTGAGCACTATTCAACCTGGGTCTCGTGGAACTGTAGGAATAATCGTTAGAGCTCATTGGGGGAAAGAAAAAGATATAGTCGAGATAACGAGTGAAAGCGATTTGATAGAGAACTTTACAAGCGATATCACAGGAGGAGCAAACGCATATAAATTAATAAGATTAGCGCTTTTAGGGGGAGCTAAAAAGGTATTAGCTTATAGATTAGTAGGCTCTACTGGAGCACAAGCGAGCGTGACGCTTAAGGATACTGCTGATGCTAATATGATAACATTGAAAGCAAAATATAAAGGTGAGAGAGGAAACAATTTTAAAGTCACTATATCGACTAATCTAATCGATAACACTAAGAAAGATATAGCGCTTTACGAAGGGGCAACACTTTTAAAAACTTTTACAGTCGGAAGTGGAGCAGACAACATCGTAAATGCAATAAACAATGATAGCACGAACAAGTGGATAGTAGCAGAGAAGGTTACAGATGGGAATGGAACTTTAGCGAATGTGAGCGGAGCAACTTTTGCTGGAGGCAATTCTGGAATAACGGGATTAACAAATGCAGATTATGCAGAGGCATTTAGCAAATTTGAGACACAAAACTTCAATCTCTTTGTTCTTGATGGAGTAAGCGATAGTGCACTTCAAGCTTCTCTGAGGGCGTGGGTAGAAAGATTAAGGAGCGAAGGGAAAGGAATAATCGCAGTGGTTGGAGGTAGTGCAAGCGATGATAAAGCAAGTGATGCAGTTGCAAAAGCAATTGCAAGAAGCACCGCACTAAACAGTGAGGGGATAGTAAATGTCGGTGTTGGAGCTTACGAGGGCACAACAGAATACAGCTCTGCAGAAATAGCATGTTGGGTTGCAGGACTGATAGCAGGACAAAGGTTATCAGAGTCTACAACCTACTCAGTTGCACCATTCTCAGATGTTAACAGGCGCTGGACGAAATCTGAGATGGAGCAAGCTATACAAGGAGGAGTATTTTTACTCTATCACGACGGCGAAAAAGTAAAAGTGCTCAAAGGTATAAATACATTAGTTTCTCTTAAACAAGGACAAAATAATGCATGGAAGAAGATAAGAACAATAAGAGTAATGGATGCAATAAATAATGATTTAGTAAAGACTGCAGAGGAGGCTTACATAGGCAAAATCAATAACACAGCTGAAGGAAGAAACTCTCTGATTGGAGCTTGTAGAGAATATATGCGACAGCTTGCGCTTGGAGGCGTAATTGAGAGCACAGGTTGGAATGTTTATTTAGACCCTGGCTTCCCCAATCCCGAACCCGACGAGGTTTATATCAAGTGGGAAGCGAGACTTACTGATGTGATGGAGAAAATTTTTGGAACTTTTATTGTTAAGTAGGAGGTGAAAAATAATGGCAAATATAGAAGAATACGAAATTCTAAATGGAACCTTCGGAGAAGTTTATATCGATGGAGAATTTTATGGAAACTTTAACGAGATAGAAGTAAAAATAGCGAATAGATATGGAGAAGTAATACTTCCAGGACAAAGACAAGTAAAACATAAATTATTAACTTACGAGGCAACAGGAACTTTAAGGGGCTTCAGTATAGGATATGGCCCCGTCGATAGCTTCGTAATTAAAGATGATGATACACCCCCAGTCTTAACTATCGAGGCCTACATAAAGGATCCCGAGGGTTATGAACGAAAGAAGAGGTTTAATAATGTGAAGCCAACTAATTTTACACTCATGGCGTTTAAAACCGGAGATCCTGTCCCGGAGGAGTGGGAGTTTTATATCGATGGTCCGATTGAGGACATTGAATAAGGGGGTAAATCATGAGCGATGAGAAACAAGTAATTAACAACGAAGAAGAGGTTTTAAGAAAACTTATTCAAGCTAAGAATGAAATTCCTAAAAAGAAAGTCTCTCTAAAAAGGCTCGGGGTAGAAATAACGTTGAGAGCACTAAAGAGCACTGAGATATTTTATGCAAGAGAAAGAAGCACAATAAGACTCAAAAACGGGCAAGAGAAATTTGACAATGAAAAATTTTATTGCCTAATCGTTGCACAAGCTATCGAAAGCCCGAACTTAAAAGACAAAAAACTCTTAGAAGCTTACAATGCAATAACCCCGGAGGAGGTTGTAAAAGAGCTCTTCTTGTCAGGGGAATTAATACAGCTTGCAGATATCGTACTGGATATATCGGGGTATAACGAGGAGATTGAAGATATAAAAAACTTATAAAGAGAGGGGGGTTGAGTTATGCTCTATATTTACTTTTTAGGTGGCATAACCTGCTCCCTTCTCAGTTTTTCAGTCTCTCCATCGGCGAACAAAAATTTATTCTTGCATCTCTCGAGATTGAGGTAGAGGAGAAGAAAAAAGAAAATGGCAAATGATTTTACAAATATAGATATCATTATAGACGTAAAGGGCTCTGAAGAGAGTGCTGAGAAGGTAAAGCAACTTGAGGAGCTTGTTAATAATCTCAACAATACTATCAAAAGATTGAGGAGTTCAGAGGCAAGAGTAAGCACAAACCTAGATGACAAAATAACCCCTAAAACAGAAAGGATTAGGGGCAAGCTTCTGGAGCTTACTCGAAGATCTTTTGACGTGATTTTAAACGTAAAAGATAAAGTAAGCGGAGTAATATCATCTATAAAATCAAAGATTTCATCGGCATTTTCGATACTCGCATCACCGCTTGGTTTTATTGGAATGGGAGCATTTGCAGGTGGTTTAGGGGGGATAGCAAAGGCATCTCTCGATATTGCAAATGAGACTGAACAGGCACAAATTGCGTTCAGCTCAATGCTTAAAAATGGGGAAGAAGCTAAAAAGTTTTTAGCGGATTTAGAGAAATTTTCTATTAAGACGCCATTTGAGCCAACACAATTAAGGAATTCAGCGAGGCTCTTGCTCTCATATGGCTTTATGGCTAAAGATATTATCCCGACCTTAAAGGCGATAGGAGACGCATCTTCTGGGCTCGGTTTAGGAGCTGAAGGAATAAATAGGATATCACTTGCTCTTGGGCAAATAATGACAAAGTCAAAACTGGCAGGACAAGAAATGATGCAACTTGCAGAAGCAGGTGTTCCGGCCTGGAAGTATATTGCAAATGCTCTCGGGGTTTCTACACAACAAGCAATGAAGATGTCTGAAAGAGGTTTAATCCCTGCTGAGAAGGCTATCAGTGCTATACTCGCAGGAATGAGAAAGGATTTCGGAGGGTTAACAGAAAAACTAGCAACGACGCTACCTGGCCTATTATCGACTATTAGGGGTTTTTTAAAATTAAAGGTATTTGGGGCATTCGGAGAAGGGTTGAGTAAAGGGCTTTTGCCACTTCTAACTAAAGTCGTTGATTTGTTCACTAAAAACGAGGATAAGGCACAAAAATTATCTGAAGCGTTTAGGAAGATAGGTAAAACGGTAGGAGACTTCGTAAGTCGGAATGTAGAGAAAGTCTTAAACATCATAACGGAGATAACTGAAAAGGGAAAAAGTGTTGGAGATGTAGTAGTTGAAATAATACAAAAAATGTTAGACAAAGTAAATGAAGTTCTTGGAAGCTCAAAAACAAAAGAAATAATGACAAAAGTGGGGACAGCATTAGGGAGAGTCTGGGCAACCGCTTTATTCACCGCTTTCAAATCGTCTATCTCTGAGCTTTTAAAGGGGAATGTATTAGGAAGTTTATTCTCAATGGCAGTGTTCTCGTCAATCGGCGGGAATATAGTATTAAACAAGCTCGGAGGATTAGCGGTCGCTGGAATACCCAAATTAGTCTCAAAAATTGGATTAGAAAAGTTTATAGGAGCATCGACAAAAATAGCAATACCATTAAAAGTCGGAGTAGATATTTTCAGAATAGCGAAAAGTAAAGATAAAGGTAGAACGATAACGAAGATAGCTGGAGAGTGGGTTGGGGCGATAAGCGGAGCGAAGATTGGAGCGATGGTCGGAACTGCAATAGCTCCGGGCGTGGGCACAGCAGTAGGAGGAGCAGTCGGAGGAATAATAGGAACAATCCTAGGTGGCGGTTTATTCGGAAAGCTTTATGACTTTTTTAAAAAAATTAAGTGGTCTGATATAGGAAACACAATAAAGGATGGACTGATTAAAATTAAAAATAATATTCCTTACTGGCTTGGATATTTAGCGGGGGCATTTTTGAGGGGATTGGGAAATTTAGGGAAAAGTGCATGGGAGAAAATAAAAGATATCGGAAGAGGATTGAAAAAGGCATTTATGGACAGTATTACTGCAATAAAGGACTTTCTAAAGGACCCATGGGGGAATCTTGCAGAAATCTTAGTAAAGTTGAAAGATTTTGGATTGAATTTGATAAGTGCGATAATTGATGGACTTTGGAGCGGAATAAAGGATTTCTGGAATACTCTAACGAAACTGAAAGACGATATAAAAGAATTCTTTAGCGGTGCATGGTTGAGAGTTGAAAAGGGTTTTAGGGAAGGAATGGGGCAAAAAGTGACACCCAACGCCCCAAAATCTCGCACAGCGACAGCATATGCTGGTGGTGGAATAGTAAACCGACCAGTTTTAGGTCTGGTAGGAGAAAGAGGACCTGAAGTTATAATCCCTCTAAGCGATAAAAGAAGGGCTTTTGAGCTTTGGAGCTACACGGGACAACTAATTGGAGTAAAACAATTTGCATCAGGAGGAATAATAGGCAATATCTCAATTAAACCCGATTGGGGTAAAAACGTAAATTACTCCGTGAACATTAATAACGTAGAAGTGAATATAAATCAAGGTGGAAGCGAGTTAGATATTGACACATTATCTCTCGTGATAAGTAAGAAATTATCTCAACAAATTAAAAAGGCTTTGGAGAATAGAGCATGAAATATGATTTTGTAATAAAAGAAACAAAAAGCGGTGGTAAAGAATTATGGCTTCCAGTGAGCCCCTCTGAGGTCAACGTCAAAACTGGAAAAGGATTAGAAACAGTAAATCTTCTAAGGAGTGGTGAATATGCATATGGAATAGGCGCAACACTTAAAGAAATAAGTTTTTCAAGTTTCTTTCCTAAACATTATGACAGTTCTTATTGCAATTATGTTGATATACCAGAACCAGAGGAGGCTGTAAAACTAATTGAGATATGGACAGAGAATAATGACCCCATAAGGCTTATTATAACCAAGCTGGTCAACGATATATTTCTGATAACCGAATTCGAATATAAATTGGTAGGTGGAACTACAGGAGATATCGAATATACCCTTTCGTTTAAACGTTATAAAGAGATTTCAGTTAAAGAAATTAAAAAAGTATCTACAACAAATACAAATACGACTGCAACAAGAACAACAAAGAGAGAAACCCCAAAAACTTATACTGTAAAGGCAGGAGATACACTTTCAAAAATAGCACTGAGCATCTACGGGGACAGCACAAAGTGGAAGATAATTTACGAGGCAAATAAAAAAGTAATTGGTAGCGACCCTAACAAATTAAAAATGGGGACGGTATTAGTAATACCATGAGGTTCGAGGTAGTTTTAGAGGATAAATACTACCTGAGCGATATCGTAAAAAGTATTACATTAGAAGATAATCTATCAGAGATATCTTATAGAGCTGAAATAACACTTGAGCTCATTGCTAATCTTCCGAGGGAACTCGCAATAGGTAAAAACATAAGAATTTCGGGAACTCCTTATGGAATAAACGAATTAAAGCCATTCTTGGCTTTCGGAATAATTTGGAGCAGAGAGACACGCAAATCAGGAGCAGAAGAGTTAAGTTTAACTATATATGACAAAAGCATATATCTTAAAAGCGAAGAGGAATATTTATTCCAGTCTGGACTAACGGCGAGTGATAGACTAAAAAGGTATTTACAAGATGTCAAACTACCCATTGGCGAGATAAAGAACACTGGAATAAAACTTGCACAAAAGCTTTATAGGGCACAATCTATTTATTCAATGATAACTGAAGATTTAAAAGAGACAGTTGCGAAAGGTGGGGATATGTATAGAGTTTACATGTCTACAGCTGGAATAGCTCTTAGGAAGATCGGGGATAATGATAAGGTTTTTGAATTCTCTACAGACACACAGAACGTTTTTGAGCTCACACAGAATATAACTTTAGAGAATTTAGTAAGCAGAGTAAAGGTTCTAGGGAAAGCTCCTGACGACATGAATTCTCCTGTAATTGCTGTAATCACAGGGGATACATCATACGGAATTATGCAGAGGATTATTCAAGAGGATGACAATTTAAATCAGTCTCAAGCTGAGGAAAAAGCGAGGGCGATGCTTAATACTCTTGACGAAACTTTTACTTTCACAACGATTTGTATACCGCAGTTGCGAGCAGGAGATTTAGTAAAACTTAATAAAATGGAATTAATAGCGGTGGAGGTAAGGCATGAGTTCGGGCAAGTGGGGAGGACAACAATAACAGCGGGAAGTAAGGAGTACGTGAGGAAGAGATATTATGTTTAATTTTCTCGATGATTTACTGCAATTTATAGAGAGAAAGATTGATAAGAAAACACAGGATATTAAGTGCGTGTTGGGAACTATCACGCAGTCTGGAGGAGTAAAGCTTGATAATCACAAGGAGGAAATTAAAAATCCGTTCTTCCTCGAGTGGACAATAGATATCACAGTTAAAAACGGGGCGGTAAAAGGGAGAATAAATCCTGGACTAACCGCAGGAGGCAACGCAGTAGTAGGCACATTCAATTTTCCCGGTGATCCTAAAACTGATATTAAAGATATCATAAGCACAACTAAAAAGAAATACAAGGCAGGAGATAGGGTTTTATGCATTCCGATTGGGAATGATATTGTGATTATCGGGAAGGTGGTAAGATGAAAGAAGCAAAATTTAATTTTGTTGAGGGAGAATTTGAAATGACACCAACTGGAAAGGTTAAGCTCGTTGAAGATGCAGAGGCATGGAAAGTATGGTGTCAAAAAGCTCTTTTAACAGAAAGATACTATTATCTCGTTTATGATCATGATTTCGGTCAAGAATTTGAAGAGCTTATGGGTAGCAGTCTTCCGAGGGAGATAATCGAGATGGAGATAGAGAGAATAGTAAGAGAAACATTAGCACAACACGCATATACAAAATCAGTTGGAAACTTTACGTTTGAGTGGAAAGAAGATGAGTGTTATTTCACTTGCGAGGTAGAGAGTGTTTTGGGAGAGACTATAACTCTGGAGGGTTCTTTAAATGCAAATACCTGAAGAGATTGATAAGAGTGTTGAAGATATAAAAACATTTCTATTGAGTAATATAAGTGACGAATATGATAAAACACAGGGAAGTTTTGTCTGGGATATACTCTCGGCAGTTGCAATAGAGCAAGGGGAAATAT